ACAATTTCAAAGTCACTTACATGTCCTGTTCTGTCGTCAACGTTACCGCTGCCACGACTTGAAACTCCTAATTTCACACCAGATGTCAGCAAGGTCTTGATCAACTCACCCATAGGGGTTGGTAAGATCTTCATTTTGCCGCAACCAGCTTCACCATCCATCCACATACTTTCAACAGCGTGACACACACGATCTAGATTAATTTTTAAATCATCTGGGTGATCCACTTCGCCTAAAACTGAGTTACCTTCTTTAATCTGTTGATTAATTGTGTTGACTGCTTTGCTGATTTCGTGTAATGGGTAGACACGGTCATTTGCATTGCGCTTGTTGCCTTCAATACAGATGCCTTTTAAATAGAGATTCTTGCCATGGCCATCCGGTCCAGATTCTTCTAGAACCTGGATATTGGCCTGATTAAAGGTAAGTTGTTCTCTTAGTGTTTTCATGTATTAACTGCGAGCTACTGGGCTCTTTGTGTTAACACCACTGGCTTGGCCCATCACTGGCTTGGTAGCTGGCTTTGGACTTTGTGTGCCTTGAGCTGGTGTATTACCAACTTTGCCAATCAAGTCTTTTGTGCTGTTGCTGTAAGCGCCGGCTGCATCATGCTTGCCACCCATTTCAGTACCTGCTGAAACTGGCTTGACTGAGTTACCAATCGGTCCTTTTGCACCTGCATTAGCGGCTACTGTAGACTTCTTGTTGACACCGCCTTCTTCAGAAGTCACTGGCTTTGGGGCTGCTTTAAGCGTCACAGCTTCCATCATACCCATTTCTTCAGTGTCATCCATTTCGATAGCGTCGCCGCCTTCTTCTGGACCAAAACCGTCGCCGTTGCCCATGTCATCGTTGCCCATTAGGTCTTCGAATTCGGCCATCAACTGGTCTAGTTTGTCTTCTAGGTTAAGAATGTCGTCTTTGCTGGCTGGTTCAGAACCGCCTTCGTCGCCGCCCATGTCGCCCATATCGGCCATGTCATCGTCGCCCATGTCATCGCCGGCCATATCTTCTTCGCCTTCCATGTTCATGCCAGACTCTTCTTCAGCCTCAACGTCGTCGATCAAGTCGTCACTGGCGTCGCCACCCATGTCTTCTTCAAGATCTTCTTCGCCTTCTTCAATGTCTTCGACACCTTCTTCGAGATCTTCTTCGGCTTCTTCAGCCATCAAGTTCTCGTAAATCTCACGACTTTTTTCCACAACGATGTCATGGAAAAGCTCACGTGCTTTGCTTTCTTCATCATTGATCACGTATTCGATCAATTGTTCAAATTTGTTCATAGAAAACTCCTGTAGGTAAAGTGTAATGTTATTTACACATCAGGAGAAAAACACGCGGTTTATGAGGCCAAAAAGGCCATAAACTACATGGCCGGTGCTTCAGGGGCAGGTGCATACTGCTGACGCACCAGTTTGAGTTTTTCTTTGTATTCTACCATACGCACATCGTTCATTTTACGCAGTTTGTTCAACTGACGTAAAGTTAGATGCGTTTTACGCAGGTCACCAATTTCTGGTTGGCTATTGTCTTGCGCAAGGTCCTGATAGGCTTCAGGTTCTTTTTTGTAGAATTCGTTGAGTATCATACGGATATTTATGCTGGCGGAGCGCCTGCACCACCCACACCTCCGGGTACCACAGGACCTGCTGGTCCCGATCCCACTTCAGGGGCGCCTACTCCCGCTGGTTCCATTTGTCCAATTTCTTCACCTGTGGCAATGTCTGTTTCCAGTTGTCCTGGACTGATTCCTATTGAGCGCAGATCGCTGCCCGAAGGTTCTATTGTGGGTGTGTCACGTTCTTCACGCCACATGGTTTCGTTTTCTTTGATTTCTTCTTCGGTCAAGCCCAAGAAGCGTTCAAGCAAGAAACGTTTTGACATGTAGGGCAAGGGCTCCATCTGCATAAACGCCTGAATACGTGTGTTGTCCAGTTCGCTTTGACGGTAACTTGCAAAGTTTTGCGGTGCATTAAAGCCAATTGAGAACAGACTAGAGTCAATGTTAAACCCACGCCACTTCAAGAACATCTTGAATTCGTCGTCTAGTTTCTGGGCAATTAAGGCCTGTAAACGTTCACAATACTGGTTGAATCTGTACTCTTGTATCAGTGCTGTGCCTACTTTTCCGTCGCTCATTGCACGGTCTGAATCGTCAGGACCAGTGGGCAAGTAACTGCTAGGCACACGCAAACCACGGGCCATTTTGTTGTTAAAGTACTTTAAGTCGTCAATTTCACCTAGATTTGAACCGCCTGCTAATGTTTCTACTGAGCTGCCTCGGCCGTCTTGCCCCTGGGGAAAGAAGTAGTCTTCGTTGATTGACAGTGGATTGTAACTGCTATCCATCATGTTTTGTCCGCCACCTGTTATGGTAGGGATTCTACGCTGATGCATTTCATTCTTCACACGTTCCACAAACTGCATGGCCAAGTGTGACGGCATGTTGCCCACGTCAATTTTGAAGATTCTGCGCTCAGGAGCACGGCTCACACGATAGATAAGAATAGCATCTTCCAAGAGTTCTTTTTGTTTGTAAACTTTGTAAATTTGTTCTAGGATACTGCGCTCAAACGGCCAAAACACATCCAGGCCTTCGTTCAGGCTGCAATGCACCACGTGTTTGGCATCTAGCGTGGCTTCGTTCATGGCATGCATGAATCGGCTGTTGCCCACACCGCCGCCGGCACCGCCGTTGGGCATGGTGTAGTTTGATGAGCCTGATATGGTACCTGTCACAGGGTTGGTCATGTAGTCTGTGGTGGTCTTGGCTGCCACAGTCATGTTCTGGAAGTTGGGATTGATGTCGCGAATCACATACTGCTCAGGACGCTTGCCTTCTGATTCGTTCACAATCACTCGCATGATCTTGGTCATGTCCACCCACATCATTTCAAATGTTTCTGGGTCACGCACAAAAATTTGATCACCGTACTTGATGGTGTTGCGAAACAGTTTGAATATGCGCTGGTCCAGTTTGTTCAGCTTGACCCACTGTTGCAGTTGTTTCTTGATAATACCAATCTCGTGATCAGTGGGTTTGTCATTGTACTTGACGTCAAACGGTGTGCCGTTTGTTTCGTTCATCTGCGTGGAGAACTCAGCAATGATATCCAAACATGCATTGACTTCTGAGTCCATGTCCATGTTCTCATACTGATTGTAACGTTCCACACGATTAGGGTGGCCTGAGTATACTTCGGGCAATCTGCTGGCATAGTTGCGAAACACAAAGTCAGCTTGGGATCCTCCGCCGCTGCCATCGTTGCGAGGATAGTTCGGCAAGCCAAACTGATTCTTGCCCGAGATTGGGCTCATTGCACCTGAGTTGTCTGCAACCTTGAAGTACTTGCGCCAGGAGCCTTGTTGTTTATCTGCCATAGTAGTTTATTTACCGTGATTACGACTGCGCACGTAGCATTTTGTTCTGTACGTCAACAGAGTTCTTTTGAGCACTGACCATTTGTTCCATCATGGCAGCCATGGTTGAAGTTTGTTCAGCCATGATTTTGAACAATCCCATAGCCTCATCTCCCAGCCCCATTTTGCCATTGAAGCTGACAGGAACATTGCCATCCTTGAGTGGGATCACTGCTTCAGGACCAGCTTCACCAATCAGTGACAATGTGGCGTCATCCACAAGTCCACCATTGGCAAAGGCCGGAATCTGTGCATGATAGTGGCCTGCTGTTGCTCCAGATGTAGGGTTGTTATACTCGTCTATGGCTAGACTGGCGCCCATTTGTTTGAGGTAATCTGTGACTGCTCGGCCTTCTTCCTTGGTCGGCGGTGTTGTCACAGTAAAATCCATTGCTAGACCTTTTGTGTGCTGACTGCTGGGTGCTTTTTCATTGTGGAACTTGTCGTTGAAGCCTGTGAACATTCCAAATCCAGGAATGCCAGCCTGTACAGATTTTGCTAGTTCAATGATGTTAGGACTAATCTTAGCGCCTTCAGCTTGAACGTCACCAGATTTAAGTCGTAATCCTAGCCCTTTAAGATCGTCTTGGCTCTTGATTTGCATGCCTTGGCCACCAACCATGGGTGGCATGCCAGACGCTGAAGGCATTCGCAGTCCTGTTCCTCCGCCCATGCCAGGCGCTGAAGGCATCTGTAGGCCACCGCCCATGCCATTGCCCATGCCACCGCCCATGCCACCGCCCATTGATCTCATCATAGTAGCGTTTTTACGCAAGGCTTCGCCAGCTTCTTTGCCCATGGCTTTTTCCATGACCTCTACCATTTTGTCAAGTGTGTCGTTTTGCTCTTCGAGCATTTCGATCTCATCACCCATTAACTGTGTTTTTAAAGTTCTTAAT